TCTATCTTCGTTGCATCGAAGACAGGTAACGCCGAAGTATCGATCGTGCTCGAAGAGTTGTAACATGTTTCGATTTGCTTTTTTTATAAACGAGACAGGAGCAGGAGGAGACATGAAACAAGCGGATCTATCATCGCAAATTACCGGTTCGAATACGTCCTTCACAGTACCCGAAGAATATCAAGCAGGATCTCTTCGGGTCTATTATAATGGAGTCCGACAGGTAGAAGGTGAGACCTTCGACGAATACAACAGCACGACATTTACAACATCGTTTACTCCCGAAACAGGAGACTATATAACGATCGATTATGTCGCCGAAGCATCATAGGAGAATACAATGGCCCAGGATTATCGATCGTGTGACTCTTTCCCAGCAATAAAGAGATTCACCGTCAATGGAACGACATCGACAGAGATCATTATCCCAAACGATTGTAACCAGGTCACGCTGGCGTCAGAGTCCCACAAATTCTATGTTGGACAACAAGACCAGACGGACGGCGTCGCTCTCACCACAGATAAATATTTCGTTGCTCAGAACGAGAAGGCGACTCTCAAAATCGGACGCGGACGCAACAGAGCCCGATCGATTTTTGTACAGAGTAACTCGTCGTCAGATACGATCGTGATCGTAATGGAAGAGATATAGACAAAACAGATTCGGAGACTATAAATTGCAATTTAAAACCTATTATTCTATGGAGTAAAAATCATGGGCTCAGTTCAAATTAAAGGTACGCAGATACTCGACTCGGCTATCGTCGCTGCCAAACTCGCATCCAATGCCGTCACAGCTGCCAAACTCGCAGACGGATCTATCACCAGTGCCAAAATCGGCGCTTCTGCTGTATTGACCGCAGCAATCAACGACGCAGCAGTCACAGCCGCGAAACTCGGCGCTTCTGCTGTCGAAACTGCGAAGATCAACGACGCAGCAATCACGTCTGCAAAACTGGCGGCAGGAGCAGTAGACACTTCTGCTCTCGGTTCTTTGGCCGTTACTTCTGCCAAGCTGAACGACGCAGCAGTCACAGCTGCCAAGTTGGCCTCCAGTGCCGTAGAGACTGCCAAGATCAACGACGGAGCAGTCACCACAGCAAAGATCGCAGCAGACGCAGTAGACGCCAGCAAACTCGATCTGACCGATACTTACGATTTCTCTTCTGGGACTTTGCAAGTCGGAACTCCGAGCAACAGCAACGACGTAACAAATAAGAGCTATGTCGACTCTGTCGCGGCTGGACTCTCTGTAAAGGAAAACGTCCGAGTTGCTTCCAATAGCAACGTAGATATCAGCAGCCTCCCTGCTACCATCGACGGAATCACCATGAGCAACGGCGATAGAGTCCTTCTATTCGGCCAGACAGACGACACCGAAAACGGCGTTTACAGCTATACCAGCAGCGGTTCTTCTATGTCTCGCGCTACAGACATGGACGCAGGAGACGACTATCCTGGTGCTTTCTTGTTCGCTCAAGAAGGTAACACCTTCGAAGATCAAGGCTTCGTTTGTATCAACGATACAGCGCCCAGTCTCGGCGTCGATTCTATCGCGTTCCAAAGATTCACCGGTCTCGGACAGGTAACAGTCTCTGGTGGTCTCGAGAAAAATGGCGACCAGATCTCGATCGCAGACGCGGGAGTATCAACAGCCAAGATCGCAGACGGAGCAGTCACCAGCGCCAAGATCGCAGACTCTGCAGTATCTTCTGCCAAGATTGCCGATAACAGTATCACAAATGCCAAGATGGCAGACGATAGTGTCGGAGCCAATGAGCTTATCGACGGCTCTGTCGGTTCTGTTGCTTTGGCCTCTGGTGCCGTTGTCGAAGCCAAGGTCGCAGCCAATGCCATCAGCACAGCAAAGATCGTAGACACTGCGATCACTGCTGCGAAACTTGCCTCTTCTTCTGTTTCCACAGTAAAGATCGCAGACGGAGCAGTCACCAATCAGAAGCTAGCCTCTGATTCTGTCGATACCAGTCAATTGGTCGATGGTTCTGTCTCTTCTGCGAAGATTGCCTCTTCTGCTGTCTCTTCTGATAAGCTCGCTGCTTCTGCGGTTACTTCTGCGAAGATTGCCGCGGGTGCTGTTGGAACCACAGCTCTCGCGGATTCTGGTGTTACTGCTGCGAAACTTGCTTCTTCTTCTGTGACTGCTGTCAAGTTGGGAATCACCTTCGCACAGGAAGGAGCGCAAATCTCCGGTTCTTCCACTACCACTATCGACCTGGCGCAAACATTGCCAAGTAACTCGATCAACTCTGTTCTTGTATTCAAGAATGGTCTGAACCTTCGCAACATGACAGCACTCGGAGACACTCCAGCCGACGAAGACGAGTACTCTGTCTCTGCCAATGGCGGCTCTGGTGGCGTTGCTCGTTTGACCTTCGGATCTGCTTTGGCTGACCAGGACGGACTGATCATCTGGTACTGGTACTAGTTCTTCCACGACTGATCATCTTCTGATCATGGGGAGAGGATGCGCATCCTCTCCCCTTTTTTTTACGAGGTTATTATGGCGCAAAAAGTCCCGAAAAAATACACGTCTGGTCTCGGAGATAGCACAGCAGCGAGACGCAAAGCAGAGATCAGAAAACGAGTCTCTGGAAAGAGAACCGGCTCCGCTCGATTCAAGCCGCTACCAGGAGACACAAAGGAGACCCGACCATCTCGATATACTCTCTCTGCTGCGAAGATGCGCGAAGAGATCCGAGAAGCGACTGCGAAGATGGAGACAGGATCACAGCAAGATCGATTTATTCGGGGAGTGTCGAAAGTGACAGGTATCCCGAAGGGTATTATCGATCAGGTATACAAAAAAGGCTTAGCTGCCTGGGCTGTCGGTCATCGTCCCGGAGCGAGTCAGGCACAATGGGCTCGGGCTCGGGTGTATTCTTTTCTCCAGAAGGGGAACACAGTAACGAAAGGGCCAGATCTAGATCTATACCAGAAAGCGAAGAAAGCTCTCGACAAGAAAGGGTCGGGTATGAAGCTACGTTGAGCTCCAGAGCAGCAGACGCGGCACGAATATACTCGCCTTTCGACATTCCTCTCTTCTTCTTGGGAACACATACGATTTTCCCATCGATCCACTTTGCAAAAATATCTATCACTGTTGCACCTTCTGAGATTATGATATAATATGTGAGACAGCAGAGGAGATACGGTCGCACCGGTAACAGCAGAAAAGTCTCAAAGTGCTATCTGACACTATTCTCACTCTAACAATAAGGTGCTACCATGGCCACAGTCGATCCAATTCGATTTTCCAATATGGAGAACATCCTCCGTCTTTCTGCGATGATCTCCCAAGAAATTAACCTTCTTCTGAAGGACAACGCTAACCTCCGCAATACTGGTCTTTTAAGCTATCAGGGCTCAATAAACGGCACTGGAAGCGATACAGTGCGTGTTCGTCTTGCCGGTCTTGACGGATACGACAGCATGGCTGCCGCTTCAAATGAGATCTCCGACGAGTCCGCAAACACTACAAGCTTGACTATCAACAATGCCGATCTTGTAGCTGCTCGTCAATACATCATCTACGAAATGTCAGACCTTGCGTCTATGACTGGTTTCGGCGGTGCTGATATTGATCCATTCCGTATTGCGCAATCAATCGCGGGATCTTATGAGACACGATTTGCCGCTCTTACTGGTGCTGCTGCTGCTTCTTTCAGCAATACCGCAGGAGCAAACACCACGACTCTTTCTGTCGATGACTTCTTCGACGCTATTTTCCAACTTGAACAAGCCGGATTTGGTACTGGCTCTGCTGGCGGCGCTCCTGGTCCTTATGCTTGTGTCCTCGCTCCCAAGGCATTGACAGAGCTTCAGGACAGTCTGCGAAACGAGACAGGAAATGCTGTCTCTCGTATGCAGTCTTCAATGGATATGCTCCAGGCAAAAGGGGAAAACTTTAAGGGTCAACTCTTCGGCGTAGATGTCTATTCTTCTGCTCTGGGAGTTAACCAGAATGCATCTTCCGGATATGATAACTACATGATCAGCCCGATGGCACTCGGATTTGTTGACGGTATTCCAGCAGGAATACGCGGATCTTCTGATCTTATGTCTATGGGTAAAGTTGTTGTCGAGTTCGATCGTCGTCCGATGTCTGCTTCTACTTTCATCGTAGGGCATGCATATCTTGGACTCGGTATCATCGAGAACGATCGCGGCGTTAAACTTCTTTCTGTCCGATAGATCGCATTATGTCGGGGGACTGCATGGTCTACATGTAGTCTCCGGATGATGCGGTCTCCCGGCTCTTTTTTTCCACAGGAGACTACAATGGACTACAGTAACTTTTCGCAACCCTGGGAGGAAAAGACGCAAGTCGAGACCCGTATCCCAGTACGAGCAAATTCGCGCTTCTTCTTTGCGCACAATCCGGAGAATTGGGAATTGAAAATATACACATCCCAGACCACAGACGAAGGAAAGAAAAAGAAGACAGTCGTTCCTATGCTTCTTCCCGTCCTCTCTTCCATTCCAGAGACTCCTGGCGTCAATGGAACAAGAGCGATCGGCGGAAGACTGGACTCTTCCCACATGAGAACCACGCTAAAAGATGTGGGCTGGACAATCATCGACGCACAGCAGGAAGACTATCTTCGAGTGTACCCTGCTCACAAAGGGAACTACTACGCGAGCAAGTGGATCCGACTCGAGAAAGTAGGACGACGAATAATAGAACATTTCGACCAGGATGGTTACGACGAGTGGAGACGAAATCTTATCACGTCCGGAGTCTTATCGACACCACATCCGAAGATCGCAGGGCTGAGACTGATCACCATGAATCGAGCTATGAATCGACTCGAGCGAGACCAGCATATCCCCGAGGTTATGAATCGTCTCAAGTCGAAGCAGCAAGAACTCGAGCACACCAAGAAAGCGATCGCACGGATCGAGAAGC